GTCAGCTATGCCCTGCCCATAATCATCGTAGAACACCCAATCATATAAACCAATAGTTCCATAGCTTCCGTTCACAGGTACGTTATATATATTTATTGAAGGGTCTACCGAACAAGCATCAAGCTTGGTTGCGTAGACTGAAGTGCTTGATATTGCAGTAAGTAGCCTTGGACAGGCAACCTCAATATTAAATGTGTTCGCTCCACTACAAGGGCTAGCTATACTTATATCTAAGTTACTAGGTCCTGCAGTAACCTTAGGTACAACTATAACGCAATCTCCCGGAGCACTAGCAGATAAGCTTACATCACCCGCAGCCACAGTAACAGACTCAGTGTTGCCTGTTGCTATAAAGTCAGAGTCAACAAATGAATAGTCGTACTCATCAAGTACATATATTGAGCCTGAAATACCACAGTCATTAGCCGTATCGCCTACAAAAGTAAAGTTTGTAGATACTGTAGATGCGTGGTATCCATCAACAGGAGAACTCAATTCGTTGTATGTGTTCCCATTATAGGAGACTTTTATTCCGTCAGGTACTCCTGCAGGAGTAAATGTAATCACAACAGCACCAATGTCCGTAGGAGTTGCTCCAACGTTTGCAGTTACATTATACAGTCCCTCATTGCCTGAAAATGCTATAGTATTTCCGCAAGGTATGTTGCAAGATGGACATGTCTGAGCAGGAAGCAGTAAGCATCCTGACAGCTCTCTTACAATAGTCCCGTCAGAATAAAACCCATCAGCTGCACATGTAGTTAAACCTGCATCTGTATATACAGCAGTAGAGTCAGCTAATGTATTCCCGTCTAAATAATATAATGCCATATCTTAAATTTTATTCTTCAATAATTGTCCACTCAGGACCGCTTACAATAACCAACATCTCCTCCTTTGTGTAAGGCGTTAGCCCTTGCGGGGCTATACTCTCCTTAAACATCATTATACCCTTGGTGTCATCCAAAGACATTCGTATATATATGTTTTGACTACCAAGGCTTTCAATCATAAGAGTCTTGTAGCCATCAATGTCGTCCTTTAATACAATATAATATCTCAAATCCTCTATCATGTCGGGTAGTTTACTTCATCTAAATTAGCTGCACTCATATTGAATGGCGTTCCATTATTAGTTCCAATTATATCATTGACAATTGTTGTAGGGTCATCACGCTTGTCCATACACCAATGGCTTACAATGTCTGAAGCAAAGCTTGCCGTTGTGATGTCAATCGGTAGACCACCGTTGTATAACTCTGTCACCTCGGCAGCACTTAACTCTTTTGCAATTACTGTGAAGTGGTTAGCGTTTCCGTCAATATAATCCGCTCCCATAAGTGTCAAAGGTGATGCTTGGTTTGTCATTCCGGTATAAGTTCCGGAGTTTTGGTTTCCGGTAATAACTTCAACGCCATTTATATAAATTTTCATACCGGCATTTGTTTTTGAACCGTCATAAGTACAAACAATATTTAGCCAAGTTGACAAATCTCCGGCAAGGTCAATATAACGTGTCGACAAATAGTTAGACGTGTCTGTAAATAATTCAAAAAATATTCTTCCGTTTTGGTTCATTCGAAGACGATATTCGTCGTTTTTATTAAAAAACATTTTGCTTGAGCTTCCGGTAACACGATCTAAATAAACCCAAATAGAAAATGAAAAAGCTTGGTCGGTTACGCCATCACCAAAGCTCAAGTCGTCAGCGTCAGGAACTTCAACAAACTGATTGATTCCATCGAATATAAAACTTGCCTGTAGTGAACCATCACTACATACACAGCAAGCATCAAACTCATCAACACCATAACATAACTCAGCCTCCGTACTATTAGTGTAGTCGTATATCAAGTACAGATAATCACCCGAAGGAGGCATAGCAAAGCTAGCACTGTGCTGTGTTAGTCCAACAATAGTCGATCCGCTTATAGGCGTAGCCTCAGTAGACAACCCTAATAGCGTGTTTATCTCTGCAGGAGTATTATTATATAATACATTACTTCTATGGTATCTGAAGTTGTCTGTCAATACATCAAACCTAAATGTGTCAAACATACGCTGATTACATATCATTGTAACATTGGCTGCATCACTAGGTATATAACCACCACCTTGAGCACCTGTTATAATATTGTAGTATGAAACAAGAGGGTATGCCCCTGATCCAAAATTGACATAATTGCTGTGCAGTGGTGATGTAAACGTTCCATCATTCCATCTGTAATCGTTATGTATCGTATCACCCGAATCAGCATTGCTTGTTAAAGTAACAAGAACGATGTTCATAATTGTCTTTTCAGGACACTTAACAGTCAGGTTTATAGTAAAGCTTCCCTTTGCAGTTAACGAAACAACACCCGTCTCGTTTGATACTGAACTCTTATTAAACGTTAATGTCCCTGATGTATTTATAAAACCTGTGGTATAGTCAGAACCATTATAGTTTGCATTTACCGAAAAAGAACCATCACCACCAACAACCTCATAATCAATATCAACGTCACCAACATATTCACCAAAGTCATAACACGCACTATACGGCAATGTCGTAGAGATAGATATTGTCCTTGTGCTACCACACTCAATACAGTCAGTATCTACAGGCAATGCTATTGTGTTAGATGACAATACATACTCATTCATATACGGATCGAATCCACCAAGCTTCTGCGTTTGGAATGAAACGTTGAATAGGTCTCTAAACCAACTACGCATCCCCTGCATTGATATGACAGTCAATTGGTCAGCACCCGTAAGACCACCCTTCAATTGAATCACAGCACCACGCTTTGCATCCGTGAAATACTTATCAGCACCAAACTGAGCAAAACTCTCAGGGTTGTGTGATATACCATACTCCTCAACACGAGCAATCTGCTGACCAACAATTTCAGGAACTGATGTTATAGCACCACCACCTGCTGCGTCAGACAGTACATTCTTGTTCACCTGAACGTAAGATATTTTATCCTCCTGTAGTGTAAGTATGTCTGTCTCTCTAGGGAATAGTTTCATAATAGGACCATACGACATCTCAAGTGGCTTGAAGTTTAACAGCCCTAGGTTGAACTCATTAAGTCTATTTATGTTTGACTCAGGGTTATACACGCCACTGTATGTAAGGTCAGAAAATCTTCTCTCTTCTCCATATACCTCAGAGTCTGTAGTCGTAGCACGATTACCTAACACAAGCTCCTTGCCTGCTATTGAGTCCTCAATCTTGTAACTCTCTACACCATTACCAAAAGCAAAACAGTTAAAGAAGTCTGTCTTAACAATACCCGGAGTGTTTGTCCCAAAGTCTTGGTCTTGTATATTACCCAAGTGCTCACCATCTGCTGTTATACCGAACGACTCTGAAGACTCATACCATAAGTCAGGCTCTGCATCCTGAGGGTCTGACTCAAATACAATTAGGTTGTCAGAACGAAGTACTTCAATTAGAACATTTAGTTTTACTTTTTTTCTCCTATCATTAACACCATAACTACTCCTTACTACGAAATAATTTCTAGTTCCATTACTCCATATAACTGAATCGACCTGTGCATTTGGTGTGGCTGCTATAGGATACGTTCCTGATGGGTCATAGTTTGGACCTGTTGAAGCAGTTCCATCATTATCTGACTGAGCAGATAATGCTACAGCTATATTGTCTCCCTCAAACCAATCCTGAAAATTAGTATAGTCTTGAGATGCTGTAAATGTAGCGTCTACTTTCCAAAAGTTTTTATCAGCAGTTACAGTGTCCTTTCTTTTATTTCTAATTTTTATTCTAATCTTACTTCCTGCAGGTATGTCATAATCTATATATGTGCCGAGGTTAGATGGATCTTCAATGTCTATAGGATAATATATATATCTCCTTCCTGCTCCTTCTGTTGAGTGTGTATTATCGGTTATAAATGAATTTGGAGCAAGTGCAGTGCTGAAGTTATTTGCACGAATCTTCATGTATACACCTGCCGGAACATAATCAATAAAATTACCTTCACTATCTATTGGTTTAGGGTCTAAGAAGTCTCTTGGTTTAGCCTCCTTCTCTAGCACCGTAACCCATGTACACTCATCCTTAGCTCCTTCTGTATCCTTCTTTACAATAAGCTCATCACCAACCTCAATCTTCTGAGAGTTCTGCCCCTCTAATAAAAAGTAGTCAGCCCCTGACGTTGGGTCTCTGAAGAAGAAGTTTGTGTATATTATGTCATAGTCCTTCTTGTCAGGCTTGATACAGAACTTGTATCTTGTCGCCCAATATGGAGCTTTCTGTGTTATTGGTATAGTTACATCAATCGTGTTCTTAAACTCAGACGCACTACAAGGAACGTGTACATTATTCTGTGGACTAACCAATGCAGTTGTGCTTCTGCCATACTCATCCATGTATATGATACCAACCTCATACCCCCTATTGCTATGCAAACTAAATGGTGCACCTACTTTTTGGTACTCTGCAGATGCATCAAGTATCCTGTAGTACTCATAACTTTCGTGAGTAATTGCATCTTCATCATCAACGAATAACATTGCAGGAAGTTGAAATCCAATTGTAACAAAGATTGGATGTGAAATTACTCTAATTGGCTCATCTACCTGAAGAACACCACTCTTATACTTATACAAAGTAGGAGTTCCCGATAGTTGGTTAGGTATAGTACAGTTAAATATGTCTGTGAATGTAGCACCATTACAAGCGTCCTCTACAGGCTCAATATTTCCTACAGTACCAACCTTACTTAAAAAGTCAGGGTCACTTGCTAGTGCATATACACTACTAAAGTCTTGCTGAAGCCTATAAGTGAATGATATGATTTGTTCTGTAGTTGTCTCAGTTGGGTATGGAGTATCACCCGACCATTGTGCATGTTCAAACCTTATGGTTATATTAATCAGTGCACCTGCCACTAGATCCAATCCTGAGAAGTTAACGAATATTCTTGAGTCAATAATCTCTGTGGGTATATTATTGTCAATGTAATAATCTGACTCAGAAATTCCATATGCCAACTCTTCTAAACCTACATCCTCACTAGACAGTGTGGTTATATACTCAAGCTTTACAAACTCGTCATTCAAGTCTACTAACTCATAGTCCTCTAAGTAGTTCCCATAGAACAATCGATTGCCCATAAGCGTCTGAGCCTGTGCAAGCCTAGGCACGTTATCATATAGCCTGAGTATCTCAGAATCAGGAAGTATTGTAAATATCTTACTGTTTGTAAACACATAGGTCTCATCCGAATTATCAGTAAGACCTAGCTTAGACTTGTCAATCTCCTCAATAATCTTTATCACAGACGAGTTCATGTCCTTAAACAATAACTCAACAGACTTAACCAAAGGTCCTCCTGTGTTGTAAACAATCTCGCACTGATTGGTTGTGTTCAACATACCATCATTCAGTGATGTAGCAATGTTATAGTTAAATGTCCCCGGCAAAAATGTCGGCACTGTAAACTGAGACGTAGCCGAGTACTCGCCATCTGCATACTTATATCTGTAAGCAAAGCATATGAACCTATCCTCTAAAAAGTTTTCCTCAGAACTTGTAGTCAATGGAATTATTGTAGGCGAGTTTATAGGTGGCTTCTTTATAACAAGTATAGCCTCGTTTGTGAAACCATCTATCCCCGCAGATGGAAGGTCATACGTTGACTTTACGTTTATCTTCCTTGGTTGGTTGTAGTTGTCTGTGAAGAACAACAAGTCCTCAATCTTATTTACTCCCGTAATTAAATACTTATCGTTGAAGTTCAACGTAGTATTTATACCTCCCCCATCATTGACAGACACAACGTGGTATACTATCACGCCCGTCTGTACATTTAATGATACAATCAAGTCAAGCTTGTTAGTAGGTGACGCTGTAAAACTAGGGTCATGAACGAACCAATATATTGTCTCATTCGATCCGTCATCAAAAGCACCAATACAACGAGCATCATCACTCAGCTCATTGCCGTCATAAGCTAATGTTGACAGCCTACTGTTACCCTTTGAGTTTTCGATGACCCCAACCTCAGAACCTTCGGTAGACCCCATCCTAATATTAAGTGCGTCAATGTACTCACCGTTTGGTACGATACGTTCATCGAGCGTCTTATTCATACGACCCAAAGTAAAATTTCTTGTAAAGTTTGCCATACTACTTAATCCACTTATCTTGTCCCCTTAGTGTCTGTAATAACCTTCCGGGATGTATATTGCTAATTCTTATCTTTGCGTTTCTTAATAATGCACCCTTCCTTCTCCTAACCCTATCCACAACATACTCCTGTACGTTTAGCTTTGAGCTTAGTATTGCATACTCAATGGCTGCGTATATGTAGTCCTCAAAGAGTTTATTAACTGAAACCCTAGAGTCATCTCCATTCTCCATTCCGTCAGACACATACTCAAGTATAACTAAGTTGTCCTTTATGCTTGAGCTGAAGTTTATAACGCCTGACTTCTTGTCAATAGTAAATGTTGGGTTGGCGTTTGCTGTCTCAGTATTAAGACCAAACCTAGCACCAATCTGAAAGTCAAAATACCAACAGCCATCAACATTGTACCCCGGTAGTCCATTGAACTGTGGGTTGTTTTGGTCTAGGTATACACTCTTCTTAGTGCCTGTAATTCTATCATAGTCTATGTTTGAAAACTCAGGTCTGAGTATGTTGCCGTCAATATCAAATAGTATATTGCCTGAATTGTCCTGCAGGTAAGCGTTAGCCGTCTGCGTTTGGAAGTTCTCTGTAAGTGGGTATAGTACGCCATCCTTATACATAGAGATACGAACCCAATTCACATAGTCAGCAGGTAGCACATACCTAAGGTTCTCACTCACGTTCAACTCCAATACCTTGATCTCCTTGAACGCATCGTAGTTTAATTCTTGTATCGCACGCTTAGCATGGAACAATACCTTGAACCGCTCCTCGTTGTTGACAAGGTTGTGGTTTCCTGCATACATCAACATAAAGTTGTTGACTATATTGTACAGTGAGACATACTGATACGAACCCCAATTAGCATCCTGAGGGCTGTTACCATTATTGTCATAATATTGATATTCTGATATATATGCCATTATAATTCTTCTTGGTTATTTTTTTGTTCTTCTGTCTGTCCAAAGTTGTATACGTCAGCCTCTCTTATTGAAACGCCTGCATACTGAAGTATCTTAACAACCAAGTCAGCCTCAGCATCCAACGGTAACTCAAAGTCTTGGTAGTCAGCATTAGACGCATCAAACGAAGGCTCTCCATTAATCAAAGATACATACGTCCAATTAGGATCTTTCGGGTATCTTATGTACTGAGATACCACCCTCCCTACAAGATTTACCGTGTCAGGGTATACATCAATAGCTGCACCCTCAAGTGTGTAAGCAGGGAATAATATACTTGGGCTTATCAACATAGAATTGTTAAGCATAGTAATCTTGCTGTGAGTAACCTTCTCAGCCTCGTTGAACCTAGTACCCTTCTGATATACAGTATACGGTCTAGGGAACGAGTCAAAAAAACTGCCCGTAACTAAAAGGGTTGTGTCAGACACAACGTTTGTTACTGTAACATACTGAACGCCTCCATTCTCAACGGCAACAATGTCGCCCGGACTAACTGACGCTGTGAACGTAGCAGTAGAGTCAATCACCTCATTGCCACCAACAACAGATCCTGTTGTAGTACCTGCAACTAAATAGTCTGCATACACCAACACCTTGTTGAGCATGTAGTAGTCGTCACCCGTAGTCGTCTCTGATGGCGTAAAGTATTTATTTAAAACCTGATTAACTAACCCCTTTGTCTCTGAGAATACATCGATAGCCTCCTCTACTGTTTTAGTAATGTCAGCATACCCTGTGCCTGATGACCTTGCATTCTCCTTGTTTATCTGATAGTTATATGAATAGAAGTAACTCTCAAACAAGTCTAACTGTGCCTGCTTCGCAAACAAGTTGAAGTCAGATGGAGATAGATACCCGTAATTATTCTTATTAAGAACAGAGAGAACTGTATTTCTAACTGTGTTTATCATCCTAAATCTTTTTACAAAGATACACAAAAAAAAAGACCCCTTAAAAAATAAGAGGTCTTGTCTTTGTCATCCTAATTTATCCTACAATGGAGTTTCTTGTATTTCAACAAGATTAGGGTCAACAGGTGTAGCAAATTGGTTTATTTGCATAGTCCCGCACTCAGCAATATATGGACCATACTCTAAACCATCGTTTTGTATCTCAATACTGTTAAACCCTCCAAACTCATCTATATAAGTAAACTGTATAGGAGTTGAAGCATTTGTAGAAACAGTTATACTGTACTGACAATAGGTTGTAACAGGTCCAATAGGTCCTCCTCCTAATAATGGAGATTCAAGTATATTAACCTCATTAGGGTCAACAGGTGTAGCAAATTGGTCTATTTGCATAGTCCCGCACTCACCAATATATGGACCATATATTATACCATCGTTTAGTATCTCAATACTGTTAAACCCTCCAAACTCATCTATATAAACAAACTGTATAGGATATGGAGCACTTGGAGAAACAGTTATAAAGTACTCACACAAGATTCTTCCTCCTCCAAAATCAATCCCTAATACCTCTACGCCATTAGGGATAGTTACAGGGAATACAACGTCAGTGTAAGACCCTTGTGCTGAACTTACGATTGCCTCGTTAATGTTGTCAATTAATTGTTGGTTAGCATTAACACATGAAATAGGAAGTTCGAAATTTCCACCTACAAGAGCAATATTATTACTGTTTATTAATATTGGAAGCCCAATTCCTGTCGGAATTAATAAAACACCACTATTGGTTGTTTCTATAGATATATACTTTGCCATAATTTTTATTTTTAATAAGTTAATAATTAACGAGGACCATCAAAAACAAGTTCAACAACTTCTGCTCCATTAGGCAAACTAACAGTAGACACAACCTGTGTGTGTGGAGTCTGTGCTGCATTGACTAATGCGTCCTGTATGCTGTAAACAATCTCTTGCTCATCACCAACTACAGACAGTCCAATTTGTGAATTTGTATTTAGAAGAAAAACAAAGGCTGAGCCAATTTCAGGAGTAAAACAAAAAAGTCCATCTCCAATGCCTATTACTACATCTCCATTGTTAGTGGTCGGTATAGATAAATATTTTGTCATAATATATTTTTTAAAGTTCAACGCAAAGATACACAAAAAAAAATAGGCATCTTTTTACAGATGCCTATCATAATTCGTCAATAATAGTCCTTAACCTTCCAAGATACTCTCAAGCATTTTGAGTGACTCAATGCCATCATCGCTTGTCAAGAATGAACCAACAATGTAGTACGGGTCTTCACCGTAAGGCACTGTAACCATCCTCTTCTTGTTT